TTCAGGCTATGGATTGTACGACGATAGTATAGACGAAGTTTATGATATTATTCACGGCATAGGACCAGAGGATCCTGAACTTCTGAGCAAATTTCTTCCGGATCTAAAATTAAAAGGCCCTCGGTACAAAAGTGAAGGCGGCAGGATTGGTTTAGAAGGTGGTGGACCAGCTTATGAAGATTTTGAAGAATTTATGGAAGGAGAAAAAGAATTCAATAAAGAAATGAACTTTCAAGATATTTTAAAAAATTGGGAAAAGTATAAAAAATGGAAATATGGAGATGAACTGTCCGGAGGTTATTTACGAAGGGAAGAAGTGGCTGGAGGAGGCCGTTTAACAAGAACTATTCCACCTCGAAGAGGACCCGTACCTCAAGGCTTGTCTTATCTCCTATATGATGATACAATGCGGACTGGAAGTATATAATGGCAGAAATTGACAAAACTCTTCCGCCTACAGCTCTTCCACCGGATATAGCACCCGATGTTGAAGTTCCTGTAACGGATGAAACAAAATTAATCGAAACAGAAAATATTGAAGCTACCCCATTACCAGACGGTGGCATGGATATCAATTTTGACCCTAGTTCAGGATTCAAGGTCCCCGGAACTGAAGGCCATTTTGACAACCTCGCAGATATTTTACCCGATGACATTTTAAGTCCGATTGGCACAGAAATGCATGCCAATTATTTTGACTACAAAATGTCAAGGAAAGAGTGGGAAGACACCTACATTCATGGATTAGACCTTTTAGGATTTAAATACAGAATTCGAACAGAACCGTTTCAAGGAGCCAGTGGTGCAACACACCCGGTTCTTGCAGAAGCGGTCACACAGTTTCAGGCACAGGCTTATAAAGAATTATTGCCCGCTGATGGTCCGGTTAGAACTCAAGTGATGGGAATTTCAACCCCTGTGATAGAGCAGCAATCTCAAAGAGTTAAAAATTTCATGAACTATCAAATCATGGATCAAATGAAGGAATACGAAGCTGAATTCGATCAAATGTTGTTCCATTTGCCACTGAGTGGCTCTACATTTAAAAAAGTTTATTATGACGCTTTACTTGGACGGGCTGTTTCAAAGTTTATCCAAGCGGATGATTTAGTGGTTCCGTACACGGCTACCTCATTAGATGATGCGGAAGCCATTATTCATGTGTTAAAAATTCCTGAAAACGAGTTGCGTAAGCAACAAGTTTCAGGATTTTATCGGGATATTGAACTTGGGAAACCTCCCATGATTGAAGATAAAGTTGAACAAAAAGAAAAAGAAATTGCTGGAACCAAAAAAGTAGGAAAACAAGAAGATGTTTATACATTACTTGAATGTCATGTTAATTTAGATTTAGAAGGTTTTGAAGATGTTGGCCAGGATGGAATGCCAACAGAAATAAAATTACCCTACGTCGTAACCATCGACGAAGGTAGCCGATTAGTTCTTTCAATCAGAAGGAACTATGCACCCAATGATCCAACCAGAAAAAAAATCCAATATTTTGTCCACTTCAAATTTCTGCCAGGACTCGGATTTTATGGTTTTGGACTCATTCATATGATTGGCGGATTGAGCCGTACTGCAACGGCCGCTCTCCGCCAATTATTAGATGCAGGAACGTTAGCCAATTTACCGGCAGGCTTTAAGCAAAGAGGAATAAGAATCAGAGATGAAGCATCACCAATTCAACCAGGAGAATTTAAAGATGTAGATGCTCCCGGTGGAAGTTTAAAAGATGCTTTTTATCCATTGCCTTATAAAGAACCATCACAAACATTATTACAGTTAATGGGAATTGTAGTTCAAGCAGGTCAAAGATTTGCCTCAATTGCTGATATGCAGGTTGGTGAAGGCAATCAACAGGCAGCTGTCGGAACAACCGTTGCTTTATTGGAAAGAGGTTCCAGAGTTATGTCCGCGATTCATAAACGATTATACGCGGCACTAAAACAAGAATTTAAACTGTTAGCAAAAGTTTTTGCTACTTATTTACCTCCTGAATATCCTTACGATGTTGTAGGCGCAGCGAGAACCATTAAAGTTCAAGATTTTGATGAGAGGGTAGATATTTTACCGATTGCTGATCCTAATATATTTTCAATGTCTCAACGAGTGACTTTAGCACAAACCGAATTACAACTTGCTATGTCTAATCCTCAAATGCATGATTTATATATGGCTTATAGAAAAATGTATGAAGCAGTAGGAGTAAAAGATATTGATCAAATTTTACCGCCTCCACCCCCTAAAATGCCAAAAGATCCAGCTTTAGAAAATATTGATGCAATAGCACAGAAACCTTTCCAGGCTTATCCTGGTCAGGATCACCGTGCGCATATTAGTGCCCATTTATATTTTATGTCGACCAATATGGTTAGAAATAATCCTATGATAATGGGTGCTATGGAAAAAAATATTTTGGAACATATTAGCATTATGGCTCAGGAACAAATTCAAATTGAATTTAAACAACAGATGGCCATGTTGCCGCAACTTCAACAACAGGCACCTACAAATCCTCAAGTAGCACAACAACTTCAACAAATCACCCAACAACTTGAAGCACGAAAAGCTGTTCTTATTGCTGAAATGATGGAAGAATTCATGAACGAAGAAAAAAGAATTACTTCTCAATTTGATCATGATCCATTATTAAAAATTAAATCTAGAGAAGTAGATTTAAAAGCTATAGATACTCAGCGTAAAGACATGGAAATGAAGCAAAGAGGTGAAATTGACAGAGCTAAATTAGTTCAGAGTAGAGATATTCATGAAGATAAAATTGAGCAAAATGAAGAATTGTCTGAATTAAGAGCAGATACATCTTTACAAAAACAACAAATGGCGAATGAAGCAAGGGAAAGACTTGCCAAAATGAAACCAAAGGGGTAATATAATTATAAGGAGGAGTAATGGCAAAAAAAGAACCTTTCTATAAAGGCATTAATCAAAAGCAGTTCCTAAATAAGGATGGCTATCTTAAAGGTGGTGTTGAGGTTAAAGTTCCTGAAGGTATACCAACTGTTAATAAAGTTGGTGGCCAACGTAGAATGCTTGCTGACAAAAAGTCAAAAGTTAAGTGGTACTAGTATGTGGTTTAGTGCAATTAAATTAGCTCTAAACGCTGGAAGTCATATTTATAAAAAGCGTCAAGAGACAAAAATGGCTATGGCTGATGCGCAGCATATGCATGCGCAGAAGATGGCTCGAGGTGAGGAAACTTACCAGGGCAAACTTTTAGAAGCCCGGCAAAACGATTATAAGGATGAGATAGTTTTGGCGATTCTTACACTGCCCATAATTGTGCTTGCCTGGGGGGTCTGGTCAAACGATCCGGCCGCTATGACCAAGATAAATCTCTTCTTTGAGCATTTTGCGGCATTGCCGTCATGGTTTACAAATTTATGGATACTTGTATGTGCGAGCATATTTGGTATAAAGGGAACACAGATATTTAGGGGCGGTGGGTCTAAAAAGTAAAAAATGAGTTTAAAGCAACCCTATTCTATCACTTCTAAAATTAAACCTAAATTAGGTCTTACGGATACAAAGAAACATTTAAAGAAGTTAAAAAAGTTAAAGAATTTAAAAAAGAAAGGAGGAAAATAATATGAGTATAAAAGGCAAAGTAAAATGGTTCAATGGAACAAAAGGTTATGGTTTCATTGAAAGAGAAGACAAAGAAAAAGACGTGTTTGTTCATTCTTCAGCAGCTAAAGCGTCAAGCTTAGATCTAATTGAAGGAGATCAGTTAACATTTGATGTTAAAACAGGCGAAAAAGGTGCTTCCGCAGTTAATCTGCAAAAAGTTTAAAAAAGACATTGGACAAATAAAGTTAAATCAACTATAATGAGGTTATTATGAGAAATGATTTTGGAACCCGTTGGACTCCACCTAGATTTAAAGGCTCTTCAGCAAGAGTTAAAAAATCCGGAGGAGGAAAAGCTCAAGGCTATATTGATAAAAAAGATGAGTCTATTGGCATGCGTTTAGGAAAAGGAAAAGCTACGAAGGAGAATCCTAAAGCAGCTAAAAAAGAACGAGATTTATCTTATGGCAAATGGGGTAGACGAGGTCGAGACTGGAAAAAAGCTTAAGAGCTATTTATGCCGGGAATAGAAATTAGAGGCAGAAGTAAAATAGCAAACTATCGTGACGGTGGACGAATAGGTCTTAAAGCAGGTGGTAACGGTAAATGGATTCAAAAAGTTACTAAATCAATTAAGACTAGAGGCACTGAAGGAAAATGTACTCCAATAACTAAGCCAGGATGTACAGGTAGAGCTAAAGCTTTAGCTAAGACTTTTAAAAAAATGGCTGCAAAAAGAAAGGGATAATGGCTTTAGACCCACTACAAATACTTTATAAATTAAAGAGAAATACAGAATTTCGTATTCAACAATTGGCCATAAGTGTCACATCCGGTAATGTTGACAATATGGAAAATTACAAGTATATTATCGGACAAATTAACGCACTAGAATTAGTGAGACAGGACATCTCTAACCTGCTTGAAAATAAGGAGCATAATGACAGCAAAGGAACAGTCGTCGACATCAACCGAAAATCCAAAACATAGATTAGCATTACAAGAAAAATATAAAACTGAACATGATAAACTTCCAGCACCAGCTGGTTGGAGAATTTTAGTTTTACCTTTTAAAGCGGCAGAAAAAAGTAAAGGGGGAATTATTTATTCTGATGATGTTATCGAAAGATCTCAAATTGCATCCACATGCGGAAATGTATTGGCTATGGGAGGCCAAGCTTATGATAAAGAAAGATTTCCTGAAGGACCATGGTGCAAGGTCGGAGATTGGGTAATCTTTGCACGTTATGCAGGATCCCGAATAAAAATTGAAGATGGGGAAGTACGTCTGCTAAATGACGACGAAATTTTAGCAACCATCAAGGATCCGAAGGATCTCTTGCATGAATTTTAACCATAGGAGGAACTATGCCAGATACTAAATCTGAAATAAAAGAAGAGAAAGTAAAAGGACCAATGGTTGACATTGACACAACCGGCCCAGGAGCCGATGTCGATTTACCAGAGGACACAGTAAACATAGACAAAGAAACAAAGGAACCAATTAATGAAGAAACTATTAAAGACAGTCCTAAGCCCGATGACACATCTGAGAAATCTGATGTCGAGTCTGATGTTCAGGATAGCAAACCCGAAAAAGTTTCGGAAGATCAAAAGTTAGAAGAATATAGTAAAGGAGTTCAAGGACGTATTGCTAAATTGACGCGTAAGATGCGTGAGGCTGAACGTAGAGAAGCGGCTGCCCTTGATTATGCCCAAGCTGTAGAATCTCAACGAAAAACTATGGCATCTCGCTTTCAAAAAGCAGATTCCGAATATGTTAAGAAACTTGAAACCAGTGTTAAAACTGGAATGGAATCAGCACAAAAAGAATTGGCTGCTGCCATTGAATCAGGTAATGCAGAAGCTCAAGTCGAAGCAAATAAAAGAATTGCTTCTCTTGCGTTTGAAAATGCAAAACTTGAACAAACTAAAGAATATAGAGCTCAAGTTGAACAAGAAGAAAAAGAAAAACCAGCGCAACTTTCTGATGGTGGCTATTTACCAAGACAAACACCATCTGAATTACCAGATCCTGATCCAAAAGCGGAAGGATGGGCAGCAAAAAATACATGGTTTGGAAGAGATAGAGCCATGACTTTTACTGCTTTTGAAATCCATAAGGATTTAGTGGAAAAGGAAGGTTTTGATCCTAAGTCAAATAACTATTATGAGGAAATAAACCGAAGAATTAGACTTGACTTTCCCCACAAATTTGGTAAAGGTGGTAGTGTAGAAACGTCCGAACCAGTTCAGACTGTTGGTTCTGTTAAAAGAATCGTAAAACCTGGGCGCAAAACTGTGCGACTCACTTCTTCACAGGTAGCAATTGCTAAAAAATTAGGAGTGCCACTTGAAGAGTATGCGAAACAATTAAAAATCACGACGGAGGCATAGGCATATGACAAAACAAACTAAACAAACCTCACGTGCGAATCAAACCAGGTCTAAATCTGAAAGACCCAAAGTGTGGGTTCAACCATCATCTCTAGATGCACCCAAGCCGCCTAAAGGTTTTAGGCATAAATGGATAAGGGCTGAAAGTGTTGGCTTTGATGATACTAAAAACATTACAGGCAAATTAAGGTCTGGATGGGTATTAGTACGAGCTGACGAATATGACGGCCAAGATTATCCAGTTGTCAAAGATGGCAAGTACTCTGGGATCATTGGGGTTGGTGGCCTATTGCTGGCTAGGATACCTGAAGAGCTCGCAAAGCAACGTGACGAATACTACCGTAAGCAAACGGAAGCTCGAGACGAAGCTATAGACCACGATCTTCTAAAGGAACAGCATCCAAGTATGCCGATCAATATTGATCGACAGACACGTGTAACCTTCGGTGGTACAAAGAAAAGTTAATTTTTTAACAATTCTCCAACCAACGAATTTAAATTAACCGTTTACAGGTAAAACTGTAAACACAAGGAGCAATAATCATGGCAAATAGAAACACAGCCGGGTTCGGATTGCAGCCTGTAATGAGAGTTGGAAATACTCCAGCTATTCAAGGACAGTCTGCATATGAAATCGACGCTGCTGAGTCTGCTGCTATTTATAATGGAGAGCCTGTAAAAATTGATATTTCTGCCTCAACTGGTGGATATATTGTTACAGCTGCTGCTGGTACTGCTTGTGTAGGAGTGTTGAATGGAGTATTTTATAATGCTGCAACAACTTTAAAACCTACATGGGCGAATTACTACGTAGGAGCAATCACTCCAGCAAATAGTGAAGACATTACAGCGTTTGTTAACGACGACCCGCTTCAGGAGTTTATGATTGGTACAGATGCCACATTAGGAGCAACTTTAGCATTAAGAAAATCCAAAATTGGATTAACTTATGCTACAACTGCTAGTGCTGGTAGTACGTCCAACGGTAAGTCATCTATAACTCTAGGCATTTCAACTGCAGCAACAACTGCTAAGCAATTGAGAATGGTCAGAGTAGCAGAGGACCCTGAAAATAAAACACAAACAGCCGCTTATTGTTCGGTGATCGTTAAGGTAAATTTACATCAATACCTTGTCGGTTCATTGGCAACAGGAATATAGGAGCATATAGACATGGCAATATCACGAGCACAGCTAGTTAAAGAACTAGAACCAGGCCTAAATGCACTATTTGGGCTGGAATACAAACGTTACGACACAGAGCATGAAGAAATTTATGCGAAGGAGTCTTCTGACAGAGCTTTCGAAGAGGAAGTAATGTTATCTGGATTCGCTAACGCCGACGTCAAATCTGAAGGGGCAGGAGTTTCATACGATGAAGCTCAAGAAACCTTCACTGCACGTTATACTCACGAGACAGTTGCTTTAGCATTTGCAATAACAGAAGAAGCTATGGAGGATAACCTCTATGACAGAATTTCTTCTCGTTATACAAAAGCTTTGGCAAGATCAATGGCTAATGCTAAACAAGTGAAAGGGGCAGCTCCATTAAATAATGGACTACCCGCAGTAGCTACCTTCAAAACAGGTGATGGCGTTTCTTTAATAAACGCTTCTCACCCAACTATTGCAGGTACATTTAGCAATACGCTTTCTACAGCAGCAGATCTAAACGAAACATCGTTAGAGCAAGCAATGATTGACATTGCAGCTTTTACTGATGAGCGTGGATTAAGAATAGCAGCTAGAGGAATGAAAATGATCGTTCCTTCTGCTCTTCAATTTACTGCTGAGAGATTGACTAAGTCTCCAGGTAGAGTAGGCACAGCAGACAATGATATTAATGCTTTCAAATCAATGGGAATGGTTCCTCAAGGTTATAGAGTTAATCACTTCATCACTGATTCTGATTCATGGTATATTATTACTGATGTTCCTAACGGTATGAAATATTTTGACAGAGCTCCATTGAAGACTGCAATGGAAGGCGATTTCGACACTGGCAATGTTAGATATAAAGCTAGAGAAAGATACAGTTTCGGCTGTTCTGACCCTAGAGGTATCTATGCATCACCAGGTGCGTAATATAAAAATATAAATAAAAAAGGGGGGCGGAACACAATTCCGCCCCTTTTTAATGTTATAATAAAGAGTGAGAATATGAAAAACTTCCGAGTAAAAATCCATGCGTACGACTATTATGCTGATTTTAAAATATTGGCAGAAGATAGTAGAGAAGGTATTGAGAAAGCAATACTTGACAAACTGGGACAAAATGATGTAAAATGGGAAAAAGATGGATTTAGTGATTCATCTAGGAGTAAATGGATAACCTATGAGGAGGTTATAGATGACTCAAGACCTATACACTATGAAGAGGTCCTTGGAACTCGAGTGGCATCAGGAGCACCTGAAGGAGGGCAAATATAATATTAATATGTCTTATATTGATAAAAAAATTCAGGAAATTGTTAAAGAAATTATTGCCAAAGAGTTTGAAGAAGCAACTCGTCTTGAACAAATTAAAGACGCCCAGGCCGAAGTTTCGATAGCCACTTAAGCGCTGTCAAAAATCAATTTTTTACTACAAGATACCTTGCGCTTTTTTTAAAAAGGTGCTATATTTCAAATACTATACAATTAATTAGAACGTAGACGAGTATAGTCGACGGCCTAGAGACTACGTTCACAAACTAGGAGGATTATAAAATGGCAACAACAACGTTTAATGGCTCGGTGAGATCCGAAAAAGGATTTCAACAGGTCAATAAAAACACTTCAACAGGCGCTTATACTGCAAGAACTCTGGGACTAAAACCAGATCTTACTAGTCTAACTGCTACTACTGTTGCAACGGCATCTACATTAACTTATGCGGCTAATACAATCACAGTTAATGACTTTGACGGAGATGCAGCACAAGCTGTTACTTTACCATCAGCTACAGTAGGAACTATAGTAGTACATTACCAAACAGATGACACAAATGGTGGGACTAACACTCTCACATTTACATGTGCAGGAAGTGATGTTTATAGAGAAGGTTCAAAAGTGGAAAGTAGAACCGCTGGAGCAGCCTCAACTATCGATACGTCGGCAGCAAGTGAAACGATATTAACGTATACACCTGCGGCGGCAGCAACTAATAGTTTAACTCATGGGTGTTTTATCTATTTCACG